CTCTCTGTAGAGATGTCGGGGTCGTCAATGTCTACCCACACGGCACGAGTGTGCAAAAGGTTCTCTGCACCGCCGCTACCCTCGAGTTCTTTCCTCACGGATACACCAAAACCTGCGTTGGCCCCGGCCTCCAAGAGACGATCAAGGTGTTCCGCAAAGGTAAAACCGTCCTCAGTCCAGACAATGTTCTGGCTGGAGACGGGGACGTCAGAGCCGAAGCCCCGAATGTTAACGACGTCTCCTGGCTTAAAGAGTTCGTTAAAGAACCGGTCGTTGTACATCACTTCCTCCCAATGTATGAAACGTGCGAGTCGGGAAAGATCGCAAGGGCCTTGAGTATAATGTCAGGAGTCTTGCGTGGGAGTTTGTGTTTCCCCCGCATGTTCTCCAGCATACTCCTTGAGAAGTGTGGCGAGTCGCCCGGCGTGGGCTTTGGGAACTTGGAGTTCCCCGTATGGTTCAGAGGTATGTGCTCTGAAGAGTTGGATGGTGATTCCATGTTTCTCCTTCTGTATTGAAACGACAACCTCATAGAGGCTGGCATCACCCATGTACTTGTAACTCATTCTTCCTCCAACAGAGCATTGTACTTGAGACGGAAATGGTCCCGAGCATAACGCTCTGCCGCAGGCCTGCACGAGAAAACTTGTGAACTTAAATGCGTGCCCCAGGACTTTCGTCCCGTGCGAAAAACAGTTGCTCGTCCCAAGTAATCGGTGCGAGGTAAGGTCTTTCGGTTTCGCTTTTCACGCCACCACTCAAGGAAGGCGAAGGCTTGAGGAGCAAGGGATTCACACCCGTACTCCAATGCCTCCTCTGCCATTTCCATGAGTTCGGCATGGCGTCGCTTCTTGTGTACCGTTCCGGTAATCCGGTGGCACTGAACTGCTTCGCTGACAAGGAATCTAGGGTCGGTGCGAATGCGAAAGAAGTGATTGATAAACAGCATAAAGCCGATGCGGGTTTTCGGAAACCACCAGTCGTACTTTGCGTGTTTGTCGTAGATGAACTTTATTTCATCGGACTTAATGATGTCCGGTATCAGCCCACGAAGTTCCGTGAGGCTCGGCATCTCCGTCATGATGTGCGACGGATTCAACGGCTGGTGGTCTCCCAGGTCGTCTAGGAACTCCAGCAAACCTTTGGAAATCTGCACGGTCAATCACCCATACCCCCGAGAACTTGACACACAGAAAGCGGGCGCCAGCGCACAGTCGACCGATGCGCTGAGCACTGACGCCCAAGATACGAGCCGCCTCACCGACGGTCAGCCAGTCCTCTTTAGAAAGGGACTTCTTCGGCTGACTCAGAGGCTGGGAGGCTTCGTGAGGTGTGTGTGTCACGTTCAGTTCTCCGTGGAAGGAACTCGACCTTGAAGGCCTTGACGAATGCTTTGTTGCGGTTGTTGCCTTCTTTGTCCTTGTAAGTATCGACGATTAGTTCGCCTTGGACAATAACCCCGCTACCTTTTTCGAGATACTGGCGACAGGTCTCTGCAGTTTTTCCCCAGCACTCGACGTTGACGAAACTCACCTTGTCTTGCCCGTAGTTGTTGGCAATGCGAAAGGTGGTGAGGACGTGGCCGCCGGCCACTTCCTTGGACTCGGGATCTGCGCACAGGTTCCCGCCGATAATGATGTTATTCAGCCTCAAGACTGAACTCCTCTCTGAGTGGGACCGTTCCCACAGAGGACATCATGCACATAATGTTTCTCGAGTCAACCCTTTTTTCGGTACTTGCGTAAGTCCTTGATGTATGCTACAATATGTCCGCACACCCGATCTGTCCAGTTTTTTCGATTGGTGTTAACAAACCCATCTATGTGGCGACGGAGATCATAGGAGCAGAGCGGGCATAGAAGATAGTCACTCCGTTTGCCCTGCACCATAGTTGGCGTGAACTTGTAGTTGTCGTTGCACCGGTCACACTTGAGCATGGTTCTCCAAGGAGAGAAATGACAGATCCTGACTCCATGTTGCTTCGGCTTGACATCAAGAACAAGGTCAAAGCCAGAGTAGAGGAGG